TTCAACAGCAACTAGCTATTAATTAATATGGCTACATTTAAAGACAAACTTTCAAGTCTTATAGGTTCACAAGTACCTGATTTTGTACTTGACGATCATCCTAAATTTTTACAATTTTTAAAAACATATTATTCGTTTATGGAGGCTGCAGAATTATCGGTAACTTCTATTCAAACAACAGATGGAATACAATTAGAAACACAAACAGGACAAGATAATAAATTATTATTAGATGGTTCTCGTATTGATTCCGACATAACACCATTGGATGAAGGTGATAAAATAATTTTAGAAAGTTCTTCTTTTGGTAAGTTTACTAGAGGAGAAATTGTACAAGGACAAACATCAAAGGCTACATCAACAGTATTTACAGAAGATTTAAATAATAACAGACTATTCATAGTAGCCCAAGATAAATTTATAATAGGTGAAACTATTTTAGGATTATCGTCAAACGCAAGTGCTGTAATTAATAATTATAAACCAAATCCTGTAAACAACATACAAGAGTTATTAAATTTTAGAGATCCAGATAAAGTAATATCAAATTTTTTATCTCAATTTAGAAATGAATTTTTAACTACATTACCTGAAAATTTAAATACTGGTATTGATAAAAGAAAATTAATAAAAAATATTAAATCTCTATATCAAACTAAAGGTACACAAAAAGGACACGAAACTTTTTTTAGATTATTGTTTAATGAAGTATCCGAAACATTTTATCCACGTGAACAAATGTTGCGTGTGTCAGACGGTAAATTTACTACAAATAAAGTTTTAAGAGCAATTAATCCTACTTCTAGTACATCTAATTTAGTAGGAAGAACGATTACAGGACAATCTTCTAATGCAACAGCAATTGTTGAAAGTGTAACGGTATTTTTAATTGGTTCATCTTCAGTTACAGAATTTATTTTAAATTCAGACAGTATTTTAGGAACATTTACCGTAGGTGAAGAAATACAAGGAACAGCAAGTGATGATGACGACAACTTAATAAAAGCTACAGTATCAGGTATTCCTATTTCAAAAATTATTACAAATGATGGTGCATTACATTCAACAGCTGAACCTGCTGTTATTATAGGAGGAGGTGATGGAGCAATTATTCAAACTAAAACTATCGGTGATGGTGGTGTAGATGAAATTATCATAGATAATGGAGGAACCGGATATTCTATAGGTGATGATTTAGTTTTTACAAATACTGGAACTAACGGAGCAGGAGCTGCAGGATTTATTTCTGTTGTTAATGGAGGAATAACTTTAGAAGAAAGTTCTAGTAGCACAGAAGATCACATTATATTAGAAGAAGGAACTACACAAAATGATACATATTTTGGAAATAAAATTGTACAAGAATCAGGTACAGATGTAGGTAATATTACAGATATATTTTTATATAACGAAGGATCAGGTTATACTTCATTACCAACAGTTGCAATTACATCATCAGGTACAGGTGCTATATTAAAAGCTTTTGGAAGTAGAATTGGTAGAGTATTAGATTTAAATTTAGTAGAATTAGGTATTAATCACCAATTACCTCCTACACCACCTACAATTAATTTATTTAAAAATTGTATTGTAACAGGTGTTACAGGAACTTTTGTAGCGGGTAGTAATGTTTCAATTACAGGAGGAATAACTGCTACCGTTGTAAGTTATAATTCATCTACAGGTTTATTAGTTTTAAAAAACAATTCAGGAACAATTAATTTAGATTCTACCGTTACAGGTTCTTCAGGTTCGGCAACTATTAAAAAATTAGATGCAGCTACTGCTACATTAACAGTTGGTTCTATTGCAGATACAGATGGACGATTTATAAATGAAGATGGATTTGTTTCTGAAAGTACAATAAAAATACAAGACAGTTTATTATATCAAGATTTTTCTTATGTAATAAAAGTTGCACGTTCTATTGCTGATTGGCGAGATGATTTCAAAAAAACTATGCACACTTCTGGTTTTTATTTTCAAGGACAAGTTAATATAGAAACAAGATTAAATGCTCGTATAACTTCACCTATTACAGGTGGTGTTTCTGGTGTTATTGATGAACCGTTCTTTGCAGTTGTTAATACATTATTTGCTACAATTGCAGGAAGAAGATTAGGTACAATTGATGATGGCACAAGTTTAAGAGCGACACCTTTACAAGTAATAGCCGCTGACTTTGATTCTAATACTATTTCACCTTTTAGTTCATCAACAAGAGATGTTACTTTAATAAGAGTTCCTATAAAAATTGATTATCTTTCACGTATGAAAGAAATATTTAATGGTGTTAATATTGCTACAGGTTTTGCATATGCTGGGCCACGTTATGGTACTATTAATAGAGAAGCGTTAAAAACATTTAAAATATCAGGTACAAATTATTCAATTGCCGAGTTAAGTAAAAATGTTACTTTTGGTACAAGATCTTCACTTGACGGTTCAGATAACACTTTACTATTAGGTTCTACAGATAGAGGCAGATTAGTTAAAACAAGATTAACTATGCCTGCTGAAATATCATTGGCGTTTCCACTTAATCAATTTGATAATACTAAGAGAACCTTCGATCAAACGGTTGATAGTTCAAGCACTTTAATAACTTTTGATGATACAACGCCTTAATATGAATATAAATATAACAAAAGAATAATCAATGGCCAAACAAACAATTAATATAGGTACATCAGCAAACGACGGAACAGGTAGTAATCTACGTGTCGGCGGTACAATTATTAATGATAACTTTAATGAAATTTACACTGCAATAGGTGATGGTAGTAATATTACATTTACATCAAGCAGTTCAATTGCTCTTACAAATAAAACTATTAGTGGCTCAAGTAATACTCTTTCAAACATTGGTAATTCTTCTTTAACAAATTCTAGTTTTAGTATAAGAGATGATTCTTCTTCTGCTATTTCAATTTCATTAGGTGGTACTTTAAAATTAAAAAGTAATGATGGTATTACAACAACAGTAAGTCAAGGTGATACAATTACAATTGGTTTAGATAGTAATATTGTTACAGAAACTTCAAGTGATGTATTAACAAATAAAACTATTGCAGCTTCAAGTAATACAATTACAGGCCTTACTAATACAAATTTAAGCGGTTCAGCAGCAATTTCAAACGCAAACATAGCAAATTCTTTTATAAGAATTTCAGATGAATCATCTACACTTGGAACAATTCCTTTAGGAGGTAGATTAGAATTTACAACTGGTGAAGCTATTAATACAACAATAGAAAATGGCAATAGAGTACTTATTTCTGCTGAAGATGCTACATCATCAAATAAAGGTGTTGCAACATTTAATACGGCCAGTTTCACGGTTACAAGTGGTGATGTTACAATTAAATCAGCAGGGGTATCAAATGCACAATTAGTAAATTCATCCGTTGCAATTGGTACAAGTACAATTACATTAGGTGCGGCCGCTACAACATCAATTGCTAATTTAAATTTAACAGGCACTTCTGCATTATCAGGATCAGGTACAATAGATTTAACAGGTGCAGGAAGTAAAGCAAGATTTAATTTTGTAAACTTTGCTGGATTACCTAATAGTACAACATATGCAGGAATGTTTGCAACAACAACAGGTACAACAAAAGCATACTTTGCCGATTCAGGTTCTTGGAACGAAATTGCAACAGAAAATTCTAGTATTAATTTATTTACAGACGTTGACTTAGTATCAGCAGCACCAACAGGAAAACAAACTTTAAGTTGGGTTGCTGCACAGTCAAAATTTGTACCAGCAACACTTGGTGCAACTACATTACATACAGGTGATGGATCAACACTAGCCTTTACTATAAATAATTTATATAATGTAAATAACATCTTAGTTTTTGTAAATGGTATTTGTGTAGAACCAACGAATGATTATACTGTTGCAGGAACAACATTAACTTTTGTTACAGCACCTGTGGCAAGTGCTAGTATAATGATAAGATACTTAGGATAATATGGCACAATCAAACGCTTTTAAATTAGCTAACAATATTTTATCTAACGGAAGTTTTGATGGTGGCGATTTAGCTAACGCAAATATTGGAAGTGATGGAATATCATTTATTAATGTAGTACCTGGGACTATTACGGATGGAGCAATATCTATACAAAGACTTAGATATAATACTACTGATGCTGCAACTCCACTTACCACTTTTGGAATTGAGGGGGTTGGTGCTTTATCGGGTGATGTAGATTATGTTGAAGTACTTGTTACAGCTTTAAATATTGATGCTTCAGCTAGTCCCACAGTATTTAATACTAAGTCTTGGAAATTTAGAGGTTATGCTTATACAATTGAAGATGTAACTGCTTACACAGCAATTGGCTCTACTGAAATATTAGGCAGTTTAGGTACAACTACTGGTTTGTCAGCTAGTCTTTCAATAGACTTAGGTAATTTAATTATGACACTAAATCAAGCAAGTTTGACAGGTTCTTTTACGTGGGCAATTGAATCAAAAACATTTACCGTTCACAAAGGATACACACCTTTTGGCGGCGGTGGTGGAGGTAAATAATTAAAACAAGACATTTAAAACTTTAACAAAATGATGTATAAATATAACAAAAGAAACTAACTATGCCAGCAATTATAACAAATAAATTCAGAATAAACAACGCTGAACAATTTAACGAATCATTTTCAGAAGCATCACCAGAAGTATATTACCTAGGTATCGGCCGACCTCAGGCCTTTGCAACACAAACAAGAGGTGATTCAAGAACAGAAAATCAAGGTACAGACTCAACTGCGATTACACCAGCAGACAGTGTTATAGAAGAATTTAATACTTTTGATGACTTATTGGCAGTTAAAAAAATTACAACGTCAGATACTTCTTTTGTTATACCAAGAAGAAACTGGACAACTTCAACAGTTTATGATTATTACAGACACGATTATGGTAATAGAATTACAGGTACTACATCAACACAAACATCAAACAGTGGTGCAACAACTTTATTCGATGCTACGTTTTATGTATTAACAACAGCAAGAAACGTTTATAAATGTTTAGATAATAATGGTAACGCAGCTTCAACTGTAGAACCAACAGGTACATCAACATCTATATTAACAACTGCTGATGGATATAAGTGGAAATATATGTACACTTTAACAGCATCTCAACAAGCAAATTTTTTATCAACAGACTTTATGGCAGTTGCAACTGACGCAACAATTTCATCTGCTGCTGTTAACGGAGCAATTAACGTTGTTAAAATTAAATCAGCAGGTACAGGTGGTTTAAATAATACATACACAAGTATTCCAATAAGAGGAGATGGTACAGGCGGAACAGTTTCAGTTACAGTATCAGGCGGTGTTGTAACGGCTGTATCAGTAACAAATGCTGGTTCAGGATATACAATTGCTTATATACGAAATGCAGACATAGTTTCTGCAGGTGCAACAGGTTTAACTGGTGCTGAAATAGACGTAATTATTCCTCCAAAAGGTGGACACGGATTTAATGCCGTATCAGAATTAGGTGGATTTTTTGTAATGTTAAATGTAAGTTTAGAAGGAACAGAAACAGCAAATACAGGCGACTTTACAGCAGAAAACGATTTTAGAAGAATAGTATTAATAAGAAATCCTTTTTCAGGTGGTTCTGCAGCTTCTGCTACAACATTACGTGCAACAAAGGCCGTTCGTTTTGCTTCTTCACCTACACCAGGTTCTTTTCAAGTTGATGAAGAAATAAATCAAGCAACAACAGGTGCTGTAGGTAAAGTTGTAGAATACGATTCAACAAACAGAATTTTACATTACATACAAACAAGATTTAATGATGAAGGCGTTGACAGTAATGGTAATCGTACAGCATTTAGTGGTGCAAATGTAATCACAGGTCAAACTTCAGGAGCTACAGGTACACCAAGTGCTGTTGCAAGTGAAACTGCTGACCAAATTACATTTACTAATGGTTATAAAGATACAGAATTAGATAGACATAAAGGCGATGTTTTATACATTGAAAACAGAGCACCAATAA